GGTCCTCTGATGCTCCTTACGCTGCTCCTCAAGGGGGTACTGTGTACGATCAATGACGTTATCCATAGCACGTACAACGTGAGGGACATCCGCATTGAACTGTTCATAGTCAAACTCAAAGTTGGGAGTGATGTACCGTGGCAGGTTAAAGGACCCCAGGAGACAGGCACCGAAGGGAGGGAGGGGCTGCTCACCACAGGGGTTAGTAGCGTCAATGTCCTCACAGTACCATAGAGGATTGTCCTCATTAACACGGTCAATGAAGATGACCCCTGGCTCTGCCCAGTCCCAGTTGTTACGCATGATCTCGTCCCACAACATACGGGCGTTGATCGTGTTGTAGACCTTACCATTAAACTTAAGGTCGAAGTCTCCATCCTTCTCCACTGCCCTCATGAACTCATCAGTAACACCTACTGAGATGTTAAAGTTGGTCAAGTCCTTGTCGTTCTTCTTTGCTCGAATGAACTCCTCAATATCAGGATGATCCACTCGAAGCACTGCCATCATTGCTCCTCGTCTGTGCCCCGCTGAGACAATCGTTCGGCAAACTGCATCAAAGATATGCATAAATGATACAGGCCCACTAGCGGAACTGTCAAGAGAAACAATACGATCACCACTAGGGCGAATAAGACTGAAATCATAGCCAATACCGCCTCCTCTACGCATAGTCTCAGCAGCTTCCCCGGCTCTCTGCATGATCGAGTCCATAGAGTCTTCAATAGCCCCACTAACAAAACAATTGAGTGCTGTAACATTCCTAGGACTTCCCATCGCGGATTGGACTCTCCCCGCAGGAAGGAAACGCATGTCCATAGTGATTTCTTTATACGCTTTACGATGCTCTTCATCATCTGACATTGCTCCTGCTTGTCTACTGATGGCCTCCTCAAAGCTTTCATTTGCTAACCGATACTTCATGGCATGGAGGTCATCGCATGGTTTAATCTGTGGTCCTACTGAGTTTCTTCCGTACATATTTAGTTTCCTTAGTGATGGGTTATGGCATGTTCCTCAGGGAAATCAGGACCCTGAGTAAACCTTATAAACATTTCTTCCAGTGCAAGAGCCACAAAGAAGGAGGGCTCTTTGTTGTTGAGCTTTGCTAAGTCCTTCAACCAGGAATAGAACTGAGGGTCTATGTCCTCCTCGTCTATCAACTCAGCAAAGTATTGTTCCTCTAAGTACTTATCCATGTGTTCTACCTTTCAGGGGTAAACTCTATAACATTTTCAGTACTGGACATTTCTTCTGCCAAAGCAGCATACCCTGCTATGTCCACAAAGCTATCCGAAGTATGCTTATGAACTAGCCTAGCTACCTTAAGAAGTATCAACATAACTGCTACGTCCTCTGGTTTCAGTCCGTACTCTTCGTCTAGGTATGTGTTCCATAAAGCAGCAATACGTTTGTGATTGTCGTAAGCATCTCCATAGTCGTTGGCACGTTGACCATTTATGATAGTCTGAGCTTCTTTAAGAACTTCATTCCTATTCATTATTATACTCCTCTTCATCTTGAATGTCAACATCAAACTCTCGTCGCAGGTTATCCATAGTGTCCTCAACTATGTCCTCAAATCTCTCAAGAATATCTTCACTGGTAATGTCCAGAAAGTCACAAAGAAATTCAGGATCAGTGATAGCTGCGAGTCTCCTAATGAACTGTTCATTTGATAAAGGCATCGGTAATGTCCTCCAATGTGTACCACTTGAACCCTTCCTTCTCACACCATTCTGACATATTCATTTTACTTCCCTTCCTTAGTTTTTTGTTTGGGTTATACAGAAGAAAAACCAACTGTCTTTTCTTTGGTAGACTGTCCCGTATTGCTTTGTACTTCTGTGTGTCACCGACTCTGAAGTATCCCTTAGCCTCCACAAGAATATCTATTTTGTTTTTATTGTTTCTCCCTATAAAGTCAGGGATGTAATTCTTGTGGATGACATAAGGGACCTTCTCTGATTCGTACTTACAGTACTTCGTCAGTAAGAGACCGGCTGTCTCCTCAAACTTATTCCGATACTTTCGAGGCACTCTTCTTGACCTTGACTTCTTTTGTGAGAGCCTGGGTCATGCCTCCTGTCTGAGCAACAAAGGGCGTACCGTGTAAAGACCATCCCTCGTTGAGTAACTCAGTTACCTGTTGCTCGAAGCGGTCATGGCGTGGGGTATTAACAACTTTAAATTCAATCATTGATGTTCTCCTGTTCATCTAGGTTGATCTCTGGGTGAGGTACACCCTTGCGGTTCTTAGGAACGTTTACGACAGTAGTTAAAAACTTTGGACCCGATCCTGTAAAGAATGCCCGGACTTCGGGGTAGCAGATACGTTTGTACTGACAATACGAGCAGGTAGTACACAGTTTTAAGTTGCCTGACTTCCCATCCTCTTCGGGAGAATAGCATCTTGAGGGTCGGTCTTCCTGCTTTACTGACTTTTTTACATGCTCAATCCTTTCCTCAATATCACCTGAGAAATGCTCGTGCATGGGATCACTTGTGTTATCCAAGTCATACTCAAGGACAGCTAGCTTGCCACTGTCTCTGTCCATAGCAAGCCACGCCCACTTACGTTCTCCTTCCGCATGGGCATAGGCCTTGATCTGATCGACGTAACCAAAGTCATCGTTAGCCGCCAGTGTTCTGTCCTTGAATTTCATAAGGCCATACTTGGTGGTGGACTTAACGTCCGTCACAATGCCATCAATCTTACAGTCCATGTGACCCTTGACTCCACCAACGGATACTTCCTTCTGTTCATCCGTTACCTCATGTCCGGTAAGACGCACAAGAAACAGGAGCATCTCCTCAATCATGTGACCGTACATAAACTTGATAAGAGTGTGGGGCTTGATGCGCTCCCCTCGGTAGCCGTTGTAGGCAAACCACTGGATAAGATCATTCTTACCCACTGAGGAAAGGCGTAGTTTCCTACCGTCCCTACGTCCACCCGGAAGGAACTCCTTACGCATGATGTCCTTCATGGCCTCTCCGAACTTGTCTATCTCCTCCTCAACGTCCACACCATCACCAGTGTTTCTGTTGACCATAAGGGTATAGATGTCTTCGACTAGGGTATCCATGTTCTTTTCCATTATACTCTCCTATTAGTGGGTCTCTGCCCACGATTGTCCCACCTTGTACTCTCCGTCCAGTGGGCATTTAAGTGACATCCGATCCCCAGCAGCCTTGATACACTCTACGGCCAGCCAGCCTAGCTTCTCTGCTTGGTCCTCTCTGACCTCCACTTGAAACTCATCATGAATATTACCTACAAACTTGTACTCTATATTATGTATTGTAGCATACTCATCAAGTATCGTCAAGGACTTCTTCATTATTACTGCACCGGCTGACTGTAGAAGTGTATTCAAGGCGGCGTGTTCACTTCTTAGGATTAACTTCCTACCATCTAATCCTTTGAGGTATCCTCGCTTGGCTGACTTGGCAACCCGTTCTCGTAGATGTCTAAGAGGCGGTGTGTTGTTAAGAAACTTTTCCTTAAGTTCTGCTCCGTCTCTTCGAGAACCTCCAACAATAGCTCCGATTTTTGCGTCCCCTGCACCGTAGAGGAAAGCATAGATAAAAGTTTTAGCGAGGTCTCTTGTTGCAAGTCCAGCATTTTTTTGATTGGTTGTATGTACGTCTCCATTGGTAACTTCATTTGTGTACTCCTCATCATTCATGTAGTGGGCTAACATTCTCAACTCCAGGCCAGCGGCATCAATACCTACGAGCCTGTAACCTTTTGGTACTGTCCAACACTCACGGCATTCAGTACCATATGGAGAGTAGGAGGCGGGGACCTGTGCCATGTTGGGGCTGCTGTGTGTCATACGCCCCGTCACTGCACCGATAGGGTTAACCCTACCGTGGACCCTACCGTCCTCCTCTACCGCTTCTATCCAGGACTGTACCTGTGCCGTTCTCTTCTGTATCAGTAGATACTCTGCGATTAGCTTGGCCTCTGGTATGTCAACCCTGGATAAAACTCCTTCGTCTACGATGGCCTGTCCCTTCTCAGTAAACAACTTAGGCTTCCACCCAAAGAACTGTAGGTGACGGGCTATCTGTTGTCTTGACCCTAGATTAAATTCGGGAAAAGAAACTCTACTAAATGGACCAGCCACATCAGTATACCGATCCCCAAGAAACTTAAGGCCAACCACACTAAGGCTTCCGTCCTTGTTATATTTGGGAGTGACCTCCTTATCGAAGACCGGAAGAGGCGTGAACGTTTTATGAACTTCCCTCTCCACCTCCATACTACGCTGCTTAAGTTTTGCCTGTATATCAAACGCTCGCTTAACATCTAACTTCCATCCTGTCTTCTCCTGTTCAGTTATAATACGTTGCACTTCATGTTCTAGTTCTATGGATTCTCCCTGAAACTCCTCCAGCTTTTCAGTTAGTTCAGTGTACAGCTTGGCAGTAACGTCCAAGTCTCTCTCGCAGTACTCAATCATCTCGTCCGACAGGGTAGACCAGTCGTCGTGATCTCCCTTCCGAAACCCTAATCTCTCCCCCCATGCCCTGAGTGAATGTCCTCCCTCCATCTGAGGATTGTACAGTCGGGACAGAACAAGGGTATCAACTACGTTGGGTAGTGTAATCCCCAACAGGTCGTTCATTACAGGACTGTCAAACCCAATAATGTTATGACCAACCACAGTAGAATATCCATTGATGTACTCCTGTATCTCTGTTGCGTCACTAAACGAAGGCGAAAGGAAACTCTTCTTGATTTTCGTCTCCAGGTCCATCGTTCCTATCATCCATATCCGCTCTATCGAAGAGGTCTGGCTGTTTTGTAAAGCGGTGGTTTCTATATCTAAGATAAGCGTCCGGGTCATTGATTAAAGTCTCACCTCTGTTTAGAGCTTTGTGTTCTAAAGCGTGACAGTTCATACAAAGTATGACACATTTTTTCGCTTCCTTCAATACTTTTTCTTCTGACCTATCACCCCATGCTTGAGCTTCAAGTCCAAATTTTTTCTTAGCGGGGTCCAAATGGTGAAAGCATAGTACATCAGAAGGCCAGTGTAATAAACACATAGAACATTTTCCATTTGTTTCCTGTAGTATATACGCTTCCCTTCTCTCTCTTCCCGTAGTATTTCTTTTGGAACGATCATACATTGTCTTTCTCCCAGCAATCCTTACTACACCAGAACCGCATAGGTACTGCCTTGGCTACCGAAGGTGTCTCATGAAACGAACCACAGTACTGACACTTGAACATCCCAACGGGAACATCCTGGTCCATTGTCCCTGCGATCCCCACCCCCTCTTCTTTAGAACTCTTCATGGGCCACCTCCTGTACCTCAGGTGCTACACCCGCTACCATACGGGAGGTATCGTCCTCGTAGTACAGCCATCCAGCGTGTCCCGTGCGTCCCGTGCGGCGGCACTTCACTAGCTGCACCTTGGTACAGTTCCTTGCATAGTCGTCCTCCGACATCTTGTCCCTGCTCAGGAGTATGGTATTGAATGCGATCTGGTTGATTGAACCGGACCCCTTCATGTCGTACTCGTTGACATCGTGAGGGTCCTTGACGCTGGGCTTACGTAGGTGTGAGACAATGATGATGGCCGCATTGGTTTCCTTAGCCAGCTTCAGGCACCTATCCATGAAGGAGTCAATCATCCCGTTCTCATTGGACTGCACCGCTGCCTGTAGCGGATCAAGTATTATGACATCACAGTCCATACCCTTGATTAGATACCTCATACGAGAGAACAAGTCCTCTATGTCTGAGGCCCCAGCATGGTCGTCAAGGTGTATCCTATCGGTCTCCTGTAGTTCCTCATAGTGAGGGCGGTACGAACTGTAGTCGCGCTCCTCCTCAGGTATCACCTTGATATTGGTGCCACCCACTACACCCACTACGTTCTCCGTAATCTCACCTATGGATGCCTCAAGGAACACCGCTCCGATCCTACGGTTGGTCTCCTTGTACATACCATAGAGTAGGTTGGTGACGAAGGTAGTCTTACCTACGGAGGTCAAGGCACCTATCACCGTGACCTCACCAGCAGCCATGCCACCGTTCATCATCTTATTGAGGGTGCCGAAGGTGGATGGGAAAGGTATGATCTCTGCCTTGCCACGGGTGACAAAGGCGTCCCAACATACCTCGTCGGACAGCGAGACCACTCCTGCTGGCTTGTATTCCTTGGCGTCCCACCAGCACTTAACGAACTCCTGCACCCTCCCTGCCGTCAGCATATCGGCGGCGTCCTTCATGGGCAGACGCACTACCTTGGCCTTGTTGGGAGAGAACAGAGAGACCACCTCATCAGCGGCCTTCTGTCCAGCGGCATCGTTGTCGAAACAGATGACCACCTTATCGAATGTCTCCAGCCACTCAAGGTTCTCCTTGATGTCCTTGGCTGCGGCGGCGGCTCCCCGTTTGATGCTGACTACGGGCCACTTGCCGTCGAACATCTCGGCCACGGCGAGGGCATCTAGTTCCCCCTCCGTGACCGTGATGAACTTACCACCGCTGGGCCAGTGGCTCATACCAAACAAGCCAGTGTTCTCCAGTGTTCCGGTGGTATAGAAATCTTTTGACGCTACGTTACGGACCTTGGTTCCCACTAGGTTGCCAGTGTCCTTGTCGTGGTAGGGGTAGTGATGCTTGTCGTCCTCAAGAGTTACCCCAAACTTCTCAACTATTCGTTGAGATATATTTCTATCCTTGATGGGTCCTGATGTACCGGACATTTCCAATCCTCTCGTTTTCTGGGACCGTCCCAGGTTTTCGATGGGAGGGGGAGTTGCACCCCCGTCCCTTTCGATATGGCCGCACTTGAAGCAATACCCATGCCCGTCATCGTAGACTGCGAGGTTATCCCCCGTCTTATCTTCTCCGTTACTACGACAAGAGGGGCAGGGTGCCTTGCTTATGAAGTTAGACTGGAGCATTAAAAGTCCTCGTCGTCTGCACCGTCCATACCCTCAGCCATCTCCAGTACCTTGATCTTCTTGAAGTACGGAGCAACACCGTGCGTGGGGTGTGGTTTGCTGGGCTCCCACAGTACCCGCACCCTGGAACCATACGGAATGTACTTGGCGATGGACTCACCGTCAGCGTCCAGGACGGAGAAGCCAGGGAACTTGGTTACGAACTTACGCTGGGGCTGGTTCTTGTACTCCTTCAGCTTCACACCTGTCTCAGCCAGCTTCGCTGCCTCGTCAGGTTCCAGAGTGAGGACGATGGAATACTTGCCCGTGTCCTGTCCGTTGTAACGCTCAGTCTCAGCGAGGTTTGAGAAAGCAACTGTACCTTCGGTAATCATAGATAGTTCTCCTTCTGTCTGATTGGTTATGCTAATATACTACCATGGGTTGGCCTAGGTGTCAAGTCCACAGGTTTTCCGTCCTTCCCGTAGGCCTGGTCGTACTCTGGAGAGGACGCTATCTGTTCAAAGGGTAACACCTCTCGCTTGTATGTGTCGCCATACTCCCAACGACCATAGGTCATGGGTGACTTAGCGGCAGTGAACCAACGTGCATACATATTTTTCTCCTCATTCTTTGGCAGTTGATAAGTCTTGAGAACACGAATCTCGAAATCCTTAAACTTAAAGATGGCGTAGGGATTGTCTACCTCTCTCGTCTTTCCCATTGGATTTTTAGCCATTAGTCAGTACCTCCTATCTTCAGTTGATGATCCGTTAATTCTTCGAGCCTCTCGAATACACTCTTTCGGAGTCTCACGTTTATCTTGTGACCTTCGGAACCTCCCGGCCAGTACTCAAGATAGACCCACTTCCTACCCCTCTTCTTGACGTTAACTATCCTGTAGCCGGAGCCTATCCGTGGTGCCTCATCTGCAAACCATATAGCCCTATGTGTCATAGTCGAGATACTCCTTGATCTCCTTGTCTGCATCAGTCGCAGACAGGGTACGCTTACGGGACCTGAAGGTCTTGGGGTGGTAGTACTTGTCCATCACAACCTTCTCTGGATTCCTCCGCTTTCTTGGAGCAGACCGTCTCTTATTCTTAGTAGACATAACCTATCCTTTCTTTTTCTGGGACCATCCCAGGAAATCTTAAGAACACCTAGGAAATAACTTTAATGAATATATAAAGAATTAATTTCCTAGGGTTCCTAAGTATTCTATAGATCATTTTCATCTTTGTCAAGCGGAATCTTTGACAGCACATTAACGTCATCAATGTACTCAAAGTCTTCCGCTACTGCCTCACCTATTGAACCCATGCACGTGCTGCATGTGTCAAGGGGTAAACCTGTCCAGAGATCACGCTTAAGTAATTCTCCATCCGTTAGTTTAGCATCACATATTTTACATCTCATTTTCTTTTCCTTTACTTGTCCTTTACTTACTTTAAAATCTCACTGAGATATAGATCAGAGTCCAGGTCACGATAAAATATACCCAGTGATCCGACAAAACTAATCTAATTTTCTCCCACATATCAAGAACCCCATAGACCAGTCGCAACATAATGCTTGTACTTCTTTTCTTTCTCAGTGGGATTCCACCACCAGTCAGGCATGACATCATATCTGCACTCCATCGCCCAGCACCACTCGTTGTATCCCATGCGTCGGACGGCGTTCATGCACTGGTTCACTAGCTTCTGTCTGCTATATGCCGCCATAAATAAACCCCTCTATGAAAAATATTACTGCCGCGAGTGCCACCGCTAATGCGAGAACATCAACCATACCAAATTGCTTATTCATAGTCAACCTCCAATTTTCTGGGACGGTCCCAGGTTTAGTGTTTCTTGTACGATACGTTTTTAACGGACGGATTCCAACACGCCCGACAATCCCCACAATTATTCCCGCGAGTGTACGCCAGACATTCCTGGCCTATGGGCTCCCCGTGCTTGTCAAATACCGTGCTGGTATTGTCAGCACTAGGTGCGCGACCATTGACCTTGCTCCCTGAAAGACGGATTACTAGGTTATCCGGCGTAGATACGCCCCGTATGATGTCCCGTTCTTGCGTGGGAAGCCAATGCTTCACGTCAGGGGTGCGTTTGCACACCTCAATAATACTGTCCAGCATGGTTCTGGATTGCAGGTCCCCACTGTCAAACCATCTATGATATTTGGTCCCCGATCTATTGATTTGAAAAACCATTGCCTCTATCCAGGTTTGTTGACTGGCATTCTGCCACTTTTCCAGGTTAGACTTGTATCCTTGATTGACACTAGGCCGTAGTTTCTGAAGCTTCCGGGCATAGCAAGACGCGCAGGGTGTCCCCTTGATTTCTGCTAACTTGCTCCCCGTCTTACACGCGAAGGCATCAATGGCGTATGATGTCCCTGGCATCTTGCTGTTGCCTTTGGATATCTTGCCGGATTGGATCGCTTCTTTGACTAACATTACTTATCCTCCTTTAAAAACCATAAACAATAAAAAAACATAACTACACTTGAAATAAAAAACAACCATAACATAAACATTACTTGTTCTCCTCTAATGTGTCCTATCATATCCCCGAACCTATGTCAAGTCCGGGGATATTGTAGGAGACACTAGCGCCGGAATGCCTCAGGAATTTCTAGCGGGTCAGGGTCCGCTATTTCCGCGAGTGCTGCCTGAGCAATCCCGTGGGGATTAAATCCGGCTTCCTGAGCCTGAGCAAGTAGCGCTGCAATCTCAGAGATGAAGCGGGTGTTTTCTAGTTCCGGTTCCCTCTCAGTTGGTTCCTCAGTTGGTTCCTCAGTTGGTTCCTCAGCTTTCTGAGCTTTCTGAATAGCCTTCCGAATTGCTGAGAGCTTGCGCCACCCATTGGCGTGGGCTTCATCAATTACAGCGTCGAAGTTTTCCTGAACAAACTTGCAATCCCTAGCGTATTCGGAACGCTGTTCAGGTGTCAGGAAAACAAATAGGTCCGTTAGTCTCTCACTGTTGGAAATCATCTTCTTGGTGAGGGATTTCTCCGGCCATGCGCCCTCTGTTTCGTTGTGGATCACTTCCCACATGGGGAGAAAATGTTCCGTCACTAGGCTCTGTGTGTGTACCATCTCAGCCTCAGAAGCGCCACGTAAAGCGCGATTAATCGTTTCTACGTTGTGTGTCATAGTCTTGGTTTCCTTTTCATCTGTGGTTGGTGGTGTAGTAGGTTCCGTGGGAGGATTACGGAAGGCTATAGCAGCCTCCCGCGCTTTCTCCCGCATCTCTTTGATCAAGTCGCTGTCAATGTCTTCACATCTATTGACAACTTCCCGGCTGGATACATGGCCGCCGTTCAATTCAACATGTTTTACGGCTCTTTGAAGACCCTTCGCCATCTTGTTCTCAGTATAGCACTCCTGCTCATGATGAAATATGCACCGATCATCAATGCCCCGAGATAGGTCATAGAAGTAACACGCTACATGTTCACGGGTGTGAAGTGTCACCCATGCAACTCCGATGGTCTGACCGTGCTGGTCGTACTTCCCTCCGGCGTCAAAGGCTGTCGTGTAAATTGTCTTAGTCATTGTCGTTGCTCCATAGTTGTTGCCTGTCGTGCCGCGAATTATAAGGATATATCTATAGCGGTCAACAGAAACCTGGGACCATCCCATAAAAAACTTGTGGATAAGTCCCTTTATTTCCTAGTGTTGCATAAATACACCAGGTGGTACAAGGATTGCATAAGCAATAACCATACCAATTGAATTCCTGGGATGTCCCAGGAAATACCATGCTCAGGCACTCTTTTCTCTCGTATTCTCAGGTAGTCTCAGGAAATCCAAACGCCTAATGTGGTCTTTTGTGGTCCTGAGAAGACACCGGGGGGACCCTAGCAGCCACGTCTCTTTGTGTTTGTCCCTCATGCCCACATGGGAAGCAATTTGGACCCTTAAGAATTACATAAATAACTAAACCATAGTAAAATAACTCTTGACTTTTTAGGACAGGCGGGGTACTTCCTAAGAAGTCTTAAGAAGCTATTGACTTTAAGGTATAAATATGGTATAATAAAGCTATAAAGAGGTTGATACTTAAGTACATCCAAGTTAAAACTTTAAGTAGTTAACCTTTATGAATTTAAACAAATTACTTGCCTTCACATCTTAAGAACACTTAAGTATGCAAACCAGTTATGGTTTGGTCTTTTCAAAATAGTCGAGGAGTTGTCTTATGCCTGGTTATGGTTATGGAAGTATGAAACCTAAGAAAAAGAAAAAGGAAGAGGATAAAAAGAAGAAAAAGAAACCTCGTAAGAAAAAATGATAACCTATAGAGGTGAGAAGTTTTCTGGCTATAACAAACCTAAGCGCACTCCAGGCAAGTCTAAAAAGTTTGCTGTTCTTGCCAAAAAAGGCGACAAGACAAAATTAATTAGGTTTGGTGATCCCAATATGTCAATTAAAAAGGATCAACCCAAAAGACGGAAAAGCTTTCGAGCCCGACACAAATGCGATACGTCTCCTCCAGATAAATTATCAGCAAGGTACTGGAGTTGTAAAAAGTGGTAACTGCCTCCCTACGTAGTAGGAAAAAGTCAGGAGCAAGGAATGTCAGAAACAGAAGAAGAGCAACAGCCCTCCGTTGTAAAAAAGAAAAGAGGCAACCCAAACTTTCACAAGGGAATGCCAGCGTTAAATCCAGCGGGGAGACCAAAGGGATCGCTTAATAAATACACTAAACTTTCTAGAGAACTTATGTCCACTAAGGGACCGGAGATTGTAAACAAGGTTATAGAATTAGCACTAGAGGGAGATAGGCACTGTCTTAAAATGTGCATGGACAGAATTATCCCTACCTCCAAAGCAGTAGAGATAACACACGAACATCAGGATCTTGGCGTTAATATTATTATTGAAGGTGTTAAGGCAGTAGAGGCAAGAGAAGCCAAGGAACAGGAAGTATTTGAGGCAGAGTTCCAAGAAGTAAACAAGAATGACTGACTTAAAGGTTACTCTTCACGATGCTCAAATGCAAATCTTTAAGTCCGACAAAAGATTTAAAGTAGCCAGTTGCGGTAGACGGTTTGGTAAAAGTTACTTAGCAGCGTGGGTATTAATTATTAAGGCACTACAGAGTCCAGACAAGGACGTATTTTATGTAGCACCTACGTTTCAACAAGCTAAAGATATTCTCTGGTCTATCCTTAAGGACGTGGGCCAAAGTGTAATCAAAAGCACACATGAGAATACCGCAACGATTACTCTGGTCAACGATAGAAAGATATATTTAAAGGGATCAGATAGACCAGATACTCTAAGGGGCGTGGGACTTGCATATGTCGTTATGGACGAGTATGCCTCTATGAAACCAGAAGTATGGGAGATGATCTTAAGGCCCACACTGGCAGACGTTAAGGGTGGTGCCTTATTTATAGGAACACCAGCAGGAAAAAACCACTTTCATAAGTTATGGCTGGAAGCACAGCTACCGGAAAACGAAGAGGACTGGGAGTCTTATCAGTTTGTTTCAACAGATAATCCTTTTTTGGACCCAGCCGAAATTGACGCCGCACAAAAATCCATGTCTACACAAGCTTTTAGACAAGAGTTTGAAGCAACATTTGAAAGTTTTTCTGGAGGGGTGTTTCAAGAAGAGTGGGTCAAGTATGAAGAAGATGAAGAGTTTGATGAGGAAACTTCCTCTAAGGTGGGTCATTATGTGGTATCGGTGGACCCGGCTGGCTTTGAAAAAGCGGATAAGGGTAGGGGATTAAAATCTTCTAAGCTTGACGAAACAGCAATATCTGTAGTTAAGATTGTAGGGGATGAGTGGTTAGTTAAAGACATACACCATGGACGTTGGAACATTAAAGAAACTGCCGAAAAGATTATTGATGTTTCTGAGGATGTCAATGCCACTACAGTAGGAATTGAATCGGGTGCGCTAAAGAATGCTATTATGCCCTACATCGAAGATGAAATGAGAGTAAGGGGAAGGTGGATAAACATAACGGACGTTACCCACGGCGGCAAAAGAAAACAAGACAGAATAGTCTGGGCCTTACAGGGCCGAATGGAACACGGTAAGATTAAATTTCGTAAGGCAAACTGGAACCATGAGTTTATTTCTCAAATGCTAGACTTTCCAAGTCCACTATCCCACGATGACTTACTGGACTCTCTAGCATACATAGACCAAGTTTCTGTAGCTGACTATGCAAGTTCAATAGAAATAGACGAGTGGGAACCACTAGATACGGTATCGGGGTATTAATTTATGGATAGCTTAGTATACAGAGACCCTCAGGCATCCTTAGCGTCATGGGTGATGAACAAGGTCGAAGAGTGGGAAGACCACCGTAATACTAATTACATGGAAAAATGGGACGAGTACTATCGCATTTGGCGAGGTATCTGGTCTTACGAAGATAAAACAAGAGAGTCAGAAAACTCCAAATTAATTTCTCCCGCAACACAACAAGCTATTGAATCTACCGTAGCGGAACTTGAAGAAGCTATCTTTGGTAGAGATATGTGGTTTGATATACGTGATGACGTAACGGATCAAAATCCTACGGATATTGCCGTTATGCGAACCATACTTCAAGAAGATATGATGCGATGTAAAGTAAAAGATTCAATTGTTGAGTCTTTGCTTAATGCTGCTATTTATGGTACGGGCATTGCAAAAATAAATGTAATGGACGAAATAGAAAAGGTTCCAGTAGAAACAGGCATCCCTGGAACTCTTACGACAGATGTAGCAGTTCAAGAAAAAGTTATTACGTCAGTTAAAGTAGACTCACTAACTCCAAAAGAGTTTGTAATTGATCCTTGTGTTACTTCAATTGATGAAGCTCTGGGCGTTGCTCAGGTAGTTATTAAGCCCAAATGGGAAATTATGGAAGGAATGAAGGAAGGTGTTTACGAAGATAAACCGCTTGGTGACTATGATAAAATGGACTTGGGCTACGACGAAGAATACAGTAACGACTTGGGTAGCGAAGATAAAGTCAAAATTGTAGAGTACTGGGGACAGGTTCCTAAAAAATACTTAAATGATCGTAGCAACTCTATGGAAGAAGAGTTTGACTACGAAGACGATGAACTTGTAGAATCAGTTGTCGTTATCGCTAATGACCACATTGTACTTAAGGCCGCAGAAAACCCTTACTTAATGCAAGATCGTCCTTTTGTGGCTTTTCAACTTGATCGTGTTCCCAATAAGTTTTGGGGGCGAGGGGTGGCAGAGAAAGGTTATAATCCTCAGAAAGCTCTTGACGCAGAGCTACGTGCTAGGATTGACGCTCTTGCCCTTACGACACACCCGATGCTTGGTGTGGACGCTACTCGTCTCCCTAGGGGTGTCAAGTTCGAGGTCAAAGCCGGTAAGACAATTCTTACAAACGGTGATCCCCGGTCAACCTTGTTCCCCTTAAACTTTGGTGCCGTATCCAATACAACCTTTACTGAGGCCGGTGAGTTGGAGCGGATGGTTCAGATGGGTACTGGGGCAATGGACAGTGCTAACAGTAACTTCTCAAACCCCAGAAACTCTACTGCCTCTGGAATGTCCATGATACAGGCTGCTTCTATTAAGCGACAGAAACGTACCATTATGAACTTCCAAGAAAACTTTTTAATTCCCTTAATTGAAAAGTCTGCCTTTCGTTATATTCAGTTTTCTCCTGATCGTTATCCAGCAGGAGACTATAAGTTTAAGGCCTACTCTTCTATGGGTATTATGGCTAAGGAACTGGAGATGACCCAGATGATCCAGTTGATGTCAATGACACAACCAGGGACTCCTCCTCATGCCATGTTGCTTATGTCTATTTTTGAAAATAGTTCCATGTCTAACAGGGATCAGATGAAGGCCGCTATCGCTCAGTCCCTACAGCCGAACCCTCAGGCACAACAAATGCAACAGATGGTACAACAGCTTGAGCTTATGAAGCTGCAAATGGAAATTGAAGAAATGAAGGCCGGAGCAATGAAGGACATGGCTCACGCAGCCAAGTTACAGTCCGATGCTCAAGACAAAAACTCCGAAGCTGCTGTAGCTAAAATACAAGTTGATCTTGCAGAAAAAATGGCACGTATTGAAAAACTTAAAGTAGATGCACAAAATGTTCAGTCAGAAACAATGAGGAACATGCCAGAAGTAGAACACTTGCAGTCCGAAACTATTCTTAATTTAGCTAAAGCAGCCGAAACGGGTAGATAATGACTGACAGAGAAATTCTTGAAAAACGTCTTGACTTGTTTAACAGCGATGCCTGGACTATTTTTATAAAAGAATTAGAGGACATGGCTAAATCGTTAGAAAACATACAGACGATAGAAGATGAGAAGACGCTCTTTTTACGAAAAGGGCAGGTGGATATGCTAAATATGTTTATTAATTTAGAGGAGACCACCAAATTAGCGTTGGATCAATTAGAGTTAGACCTTTAATCCCAACATATTTTAACTCCATAATCTTTATACAGGACGGAGGTTAGTACTATGGATAGTGTTGTTGTAGAACCAGAACAAGAAGTTAAACCAGAAGAAGGCGTAGAATATGCGAACATCGAAGAGGCTCCCCAAGTGGAACAACCTCAAGAGGAACCGCAGGTGGAACTACCTGACAAGTTTAAGAACAAGTCGATGGAAGATATTATTTCCTCCTACGAAAACTTGGAAAGAGAACTTGGAAGGAAAGGCCAAGAACTAGGCGAGCTTCGTAAACTTACGGATGGTATTCTTCAGCAACAAGTTACCACTAGTCAAAACGGAACAGAAGAGCAGCCAGAAGAGGAGTTAGATTTTTTTGATGACCCTGGCAAAGCCGTCAGTAAAGCCATTGAAAATCATCCAAAGTTCCGTCAGTTTGAAGAGCAACAAAAAGCACAACATGTGCAAGTTACAACTCAACGACTGAAAGAGGCGCATCCTGATTATCTTGAAATCGTAGGTGATTCCAAGTTTCAGGAGTGGGTTCAAGAAAGCCCGATACGTAAGCAGCTATTTGTAGCGGCACATAATTATAACTTAGACTCTGCTTTGGAACTTATAGGTAACTGGAAAGAACGAGCCTTAATTAGTAACACAAGCGAAGCCGAAGCAAACAAAGTTGCTGAACGAGAACAAGCTATGAAGGCAGGAAAGGGCGTATCAAGGACTTCTTCGGAATCCACATCCGGTAAAAAAATCTACCGTAGGGCTGATCTAATCAGACTTAAAACAAATGATCCTCAGCGTTATGAAGATTTGCAGGACGAAATACTTGCGGCATATGCAGAGGGTCGAGTCAAATAACCCTTATAAAGAAGAAAGGAGCTAATTATGGCTTTGGGTTCTAACCATCAGACGACCACGACAGGGGCAACTTTTATACCTGAGTTGTGGTCCGATGAAGTAATTGCTGGGTACAAGAAAAATCTTGTTCTTGGTAATCTTGTCACTAAAATCAACCATGCTGGAAAGAAAGGTGATACCATTCACATTCCTAAGCCAGTTCGTGGTTCTGCTAATGCTAAAGCTGCAAACACTCAAGTAGTGCTTCAGGGCGATACTCACAGTGAAGTGCAGGTCAGCATTAACAAGCACTATGAGTATTCCGTACTTATGGAAGACATTACGGAAGTTCAAGCTCTTCAGTCTCTTCGTCGGTTCTACACTGACGATGCTGGTTATGCTTTGGCACAACAAGTAGATACTGATTTGTTTACGCTTACTGAAGCTCTTCAAGGCGGTACGGTAGGTGGTACTGGTGCTTCGTTGTACGAAAAAGCCGTTATTGGCGGCAACGGTACGACACTGTACACGGGTAACTCCTCAAACGCTACGGACATTACGGATGCTGGTATTCGGGCTATGATCCTGAAACTGGACAACGCTGATGTTCCTTCGGATAATCGCTTTATGGTTATTCCTCCGATTGCCGCAAATGATATGCTTGGCATTAACCGCTTCACTGAACAGCAGTTCATTGGTAACGGCGAAGCTATCAAGACCGGAAAGATCGGTAGCATCTATGGCATGGACGTTTATGTTTCTTCAAACTGCCCGTCCATCAACTCCGATGCCCAGCGTGTCGGTGTTATGATGCACAAAGATGCTCTTTGCTTTGCAGAGCAAATGGGTGTTCGGTCTCAGACGCAATACAAGCAAGAGTATCTTGGTGATCTGTTCACTGCCGATACGCTTTATGGCGTTGCGGAACTCCGCGACGATGCTGGTGTAGCGTTTGTTGTTCCCGCTACCTAAGTAGTCATAGGGAGGCTCTGGTCTTAAGGGGCCTCCCACTACTACAACACAGGGCTCAATTATGATTACTTTAGAAGATGCTTTATCAGATGCAAGTTACAATTTAGAACTTGATCGTATTAAAAATAAAATAGCCCGACTGTATAAAGAACTTCTTCTTAAGGCATTTAAACAGTCAAATCCTGGAGCTACTGAAGAACAAATAGCTAGTTTTTTAGAGGAAAACGAACTAGAGTTTAAGGGGGATGGGTTTGATGAGGAAGCAGAAGACCTACAAAATTTAATAGGTTTACTTATGCACGAGAACGAAGAGCTTGACGAAGTTAAAGAAAAGGACTACGAAAAGCATGACGTTCAAAAAGGAAGTAAAGCTAAAGAAGTTTCCGAAGGAAGACCTGCTCCTAAAACCGCAAATATTAAGATTGCACAGGGGGGATTGTTTACTCCTTCCGATAAAAGAACAAAACCAAAAGTTACACAGGTTTCCGTTCCCACTCCTACAGGACGCATTAAAAGAGTGGCAACGGATAATCCTAAAGTTCGTACTGAGCAGTTAAATACTGTATGGGAAAAAGAAAGAGAAAAGCTACTTGCGTTAGTGCGTGAACGAAACAAGGAATATGGTGTGGTACTATGAAACCAGTAAAAAATAGAGTTGCCGGAAAATTTGTCAAAAAGAAAAAGAAAAAAATGACAGAGGAAAAGAAAAAGAAAAACTTAGCTCGTTGGGCCGGGGAAAGGCTTAGAAGTTAATTATGCCCCGTGGACGAACTAAACCTTTATTTAAACCTTTTCCTAAGCCCCCTACGCCAAAGTGGGACAGGCAACAGTTGTTTATGAAACTATCAAACCAACGACAAGAGGAACGCTCTCCTTTTGATTCAGGAGACGCAGCATTATACGGTAGCGCAAAATCACTTTACGGGATAGCCCGATATTCTTCAAGGAGTTAAATAAATGAGCGATTATACAATTCAAGTTAGCTGGTCCGGTAAAGATTCTCTGGCTGATTCTGATGCAAACAAAATTATTTCTGGTGGAGACTTTAACACAGAGTTTTCTGCTGTACGAACAGCGGTCAATAGTAAGTACGACTCAGATGATTTAGGTGTAACTCTTCAACAATACGATGCAGATACAGCTAAACTTGACGTAGCTCAAAACTGGAGCGCAGGTCAGAACTTTCAGGACAACTACTTACAACGTGTAAACCTTAAAGACTACGGCGAAGTTACTAACGCCATCGGATCAACTGGTGGTGGTACGCAAGACATTGACCTATCCTTAGGTAACTCAGTCAGTGCAACAGTAGACACTAGTGCAAACACCTTTACGTTTAGCAATCCTACTGCTTCTGACGAACAAAATGGTTTTGTTTTGTATTTGACCAACGGTGGAAGTCAGACGGTCAACTGGCCAGCATCCGTAGATTTTGCTGGTGGAACAGCCCCTACATTAACTTCGGCAGGGGTTGACGTTCTTGTGTTTACAACCATAGACGCAGGAACCCGCTGGTATGGGTTTGCTGCTGGATTGGATATGAAGTAATGACGGGTTTCCGTAACTTAATGACAGGTGCTGCTGGTGCTGCTGGTGGTGGTTATCAGGTCGATAACAGTGCTGTGTTTAACGACGACGATAGCGGGTATCTTACGCGCACTCCTAGTTCTGCTGGAAACCAACAAAAGTGGACATTGTCGTTTTGGTTTAAGTTTGGCAGCGTTACTGGCCGACAAATGTTTTATGCTCAAGATGAAGCATATATTTCTATTAACGAAAACTCATCAACAAGTGCTTTAATTAATATTTATCTTACTGGTGTTAGTCCTGTTTGGTACTGGGAAACTACCGCGATGTTTCGCGATCCACATGGTTGGTATCATGTTGTCGTGGCTTTTGATTCTACTAATGGGACAGCAGATAATCGTTTACGTTTGTACATAAATGGAGATGAGATAACTAGTTTTACTAAACATAGCACTGGCAATCAAGATGCTGCTCCAGACATTGGCGGCACTAGTGATATGATCATTGGTAAACATCCAACAAACTCAGCTCAATACTATGACGGATATTTTAGTGAATACGTTTATGTCAATGGGTCTCAATTAGCACCAACTAGTTTTGGTGAAACAGATGACAACGGTGTTTGGCGTCCTATAAATGTTAGTGGATTAACTTTTGGTACAAACGGTTTTTACTTAAACTTTGCCGCATCTGGGGCTGATCTTGGCGATGACGCCAGCGGCAATAGCAACGATTTCACCAACAATAATTCTGCAACGCAGACCAGCGACTCGCCAACTAACAATCACTGCGTTATGTCACCTCTTTGGGCAGCGTCCTCTCAGACTTTAAGCGAGGGCAATTTGAAGGTGGTCGGGTCTACCTCGAATGAGGGAGTAGGTGGCACACATACACTATTTAATAACGCATATTGGGAAATCAAAAACACCGCTAATGGCGCAGGGTCGGGGCAAAGATTTGGCGTGGCTTCAGCTAACAAAGGTATTAGTCATCCCTCCAGCGGTCACGGCGGTGGCACAACCGGCAATCACACATACCACGTATGGGATCAAAACAATACGATCTATCAAAGCGACAACGGTGCCGCCGCGAGTGCGGGAACGCACAGCGCGTGGTCGTCGTTTACCACTGGTGATGTAATCAGCTTCCACGTCGATGGCACGAATTTAAAAGTGCGAAAAAACAACGATTCATTTGACACAATCATAAGCAGTTTCACAGCAACAGATTGGATGCCGTTTATTGAGACGTATAACGGTACTGTCGAACTTAGGTTTCAAGAAGACGACTGGACCCAAACGTTACCTACAGGTGCCAAAGCAATAAACACTACTAATCAATTTGCAGCTAATGCACCCGCTATTGAAGACGGATCTGCTTATTTTCAAGCAACAGCTTATACTGGTAATGGTTCTGCTAACAATGATATAGCGCAAACTGGCAATAGCACATTCCAACCAGATATGGTCTGGGGCAAAAACCGTACATTAGGAGATCATGGTCATAGACTGTATGACGCTATACGAGGAGTCACTAAAGTTTTGCAACCTTCTGCTCACGATGCAGAAGCTACTGACTCAGATGGTTTGACTGCTTTTAATTCAAATGGTTTTGAAGTGGGTTCTGGAAATCATCTCAATGGAAATACAAATAGTATTATTGGTTGGCAGTGGCTTGCTGGAAACGCAACGTCTACACCAAGTGGCGGGTCTGTATCATCTACGGTTAGCGTAAATCAAACGGCTGGTTTTAGTATCGTATCTTGGACAGGAACTGGAGCTAACGCTACGGTAGCACATGGTCTTGGGGCTGTTCCAGAATGGATTCTTGTAAAAAACCGTGACAGCGCAGGAAACAACTGGGCGACCTATCATGTCGGGCAAAACAATACCCACGTTAGTTTTTTAGATTCTGCTAATGCAATGACGGCTACTGATCGTTGGCAGGACACCACACCAACTAGCACGGTCTTTTCAGTGGATGGAACGACTGATGTAAATAAATCAACAGATGATATGATTGCATACTGTTGGTGTGAAAAACCAGGATTTAGTAAATTTGGCAGCTTTGAAGGCAATGGAAATTCTGACGGACCTTTTATTGAGTTAGGCTTTAA